CACTCAGCACCCTGCAATGCAGGAGCTCCAGAGGTCCACCGCCGAGAGCGTCCTGAAGTTCACCGCGATGGGCGTCCCCTTAAACAATCTTATCGACGCCCACGACCTGCCGTATCAGACGCAGGCCTGGGGCGATGACTGGTGGATATCGATGGGCCAGGTCCCCGCCCGCTACGCATTAGAGGCGGGCCTCGAAGGGCTCACCGGCCCGGCCCTGCCCGAAGGCGAAGAGCCCGGCGACCAGGAGCCCAAGGACGTCGGGGTCGAAATCCGAAATCCGAAATCCGAAATACGAAAAGCCGACGAGGCCGCAAGGCTGCGTGTCTGGCGCAACTGGGTGACCTCCTGGCTGGCGATCGAGCGCGAGTACACCGAGGCGATGCGCAAGTTCTTCCTCCGCCAGCAGCGGCTGCTGCTCGAGGCCCTGAAGCAGGCGCTGTCCGATCAGGGGCCCTCGGAAATACCAAATCCGAAATCCGAATCACGCGATACGATTCACGAGCTAATCGCACGGGTCGTATTCGACCTGAAGGCCGAGGACGGCAAGCTCAAGGTGATCAATCGGACCTTCTTCGAGAAGGCCTCCGAGTTAGGCGTTCGCCAGGGCCTTACCGAGTCCGGGCTTACCGGCGAGGCCTTCGAGTCCGCCGTCGAGTCCGCCAAGGTCCGCCCGGCGATAAAGAGGTCACTGCTGATCAGCAGCCGAAAGATCACCGGCGTCAACCGCACGACCCAGCAGGCAGTCGCCCGGCAGTTGCAGGCGGGCCTCGAGGCCGGCGAGGGCCTGAAGGACCTCACCGGCCGGATCCGCAAGGCCCTGGGCGGCAACCTCAATCGCGCCCGGGCCATCGCCCGGACCCAGACGGCCGGCGGCGTATCCACCGGCCGGCACACCGGCCTTCGCGAAGGCGGGATCGAATTGAAGTCATGGCTCACCAGCCGCGACGGCGACGTCCGCGACGCCCACCGCCGGGCCGAGTCCGACTACGCCGCCGGCATCCCGATCGATACGGCCTTTATAGTCGGCGGCGAGTCGCTCATGCACCCGGCCGATCCCAACGGCTCGGCCGCCAATATCATCAACTGCCGATGCGTCGAGCTGCCCGTCAAGGCGGCCGGCAAGGGCCTCGACCTGCAATTCTATACGACGATGCAGTTTTATTCATACAGTGACATGCAGCGGGCGACCGCTGAACGCAAGAGCGAGGATAGATAAATGGACACCGAGAAGAAGGATTTTGCCGAGGTGCGGCACTTATGGCTGATGGTTAAGTCAATTGACCAGGCCAACCCGAACATTGTGCACGCCCGCGTCTCCACCGACGAGATCGACCGCTACGGCGAGATCGTACAGCCATCCAGCATCAAGGAGGCCCTGGGCCCCTTCCTGGCCAATCCCGTTGTCCTGCCCGCCCATGCGCACCGACTGGAAAACGGTGAGCCACCCGTGATCGGCAACATCGTGACCGAGTCCATCCGCATCGACGAGCACTGGATCGACATGGACGTGGAGTTCGACGACGACGAGCTCGGCCGGAAGTATGCCCGCAAGTATCAAAAGAAGATGATGCGCGCCTTCAGTATCGGCTTTCGAGGCCTCGAGGGCGAGCACAAGGACCTGGACAGGAAGCGCGTCTGGATATGGACCAAGATCGAGCTGTTGGAGGTCTCCGCCGTCGCCGTTCCCGCCAATCGCGGCGCACTGGCCCGCGCGCTGAGCTACTACGATGCCCGGGAAAAGAACACTATGCTCGAAGCACTCCTGAACAGCTTCCACGACGACATCAACGAGCTGGGGCTGTTGTTCAATCAGCTAAAGGATGCGATGGGCAAGGACTTCGACGAGGTCCGCGAGGATCTCGAAGAGATAAAAACGCTACTCATCCCCGATTCGGACGGGCTTGCGAAGGGGCTCCTGCTCGGTGGCCCCATCGATCCGCCCGCTCCCGCCGGGGCCGACAAAACCGCCGAGCACTGTGAACGAATCCGAAAAGCATTTAACAAAGGAGATTGAACAATGCCTCCGATAGAAGAAATCGAAAAGCGCCTCAAGGAGACCGCCGACTTAGTCGAGAAGGGCCTTGAGGACATTCAGGAAAACAAGACCAGCAAGACCCAGGTACTTGACCTGATCGAGGAGAGGACCTCCGGCGACAAGGAGCTGATAACCAAGGCCCGCACCGATATCGACGAGCTCAATACCGGCGTCGGCGAATTGAAGGCCGTCCTCGACGAGCTGCAGAAGAAGCTGCGAGCGGCCAAGGCCGCCGAGCCTACCGAGCTGTCGCTGGGCGCCAGCCGCTACAACGGCAAATTTTCCTCCCCCTTCGAGGCCAAGCGATTCGCCCTCTTGGTAATGGCCGCCGTCACCGCCGCCGCCCCGAAGCTCAAGGAACAATACGATGCGGCCTGTAAGGCGCTGGACGATATGGGCTGCGAGCCCTACTGGCTCGATCCGACCGGCCGAAAGACCATGACCGGCTCCTCCCAGGCCGGCGGCGGGGCGTTAGTGACCATCGAGCAGTCGCCGACGATCATCAAGCTGCTCGAGGACTACGGGCGCTATCGAGCCAATGCCCGCAACATGCCGATGGGCGCCGGCACGACGCTCGTCCCGAAGATCGACGGCCTCTTGACCGTCTATTGCCCCGGCGAGGGCGGTGCGATAACCAAGTCCGACCCGACCATCAAGACCGTCTCACTGACGCCCAAGACCCTGTGCGCCCTGACGGCCTTCTCGATGGAGTTGGAGGACGACTCCTTAGTCGCCCTGGGCGAATTGCTGGCCGATCTGTTCGCAAGGTCCTTCGCCTATTACGAGGACCTCTGCGGCTTCCTTGGCGACGGCACAAGCACGTACTTCGGCTTCACCGGCATAACCGGCGCCCTTCGCGCCGTCGATGCTACCATCGGCAATATCAAGTCGCTGGTGGTAGGCGCCGGCAACGCCTACAGCGAGCTGACGCTGGCCAACTTCGAGAGTGTCGTCGGCACCCTGCCCAACTTCGCAGACAACGGCGAGGCCAGGTGGTACGTCCACCGCTACTTCTACTTCACCGTAATGGTGAAGCTCGCCCTGGCCGTCGGCGGCGTCAACGCCACCGAGGTCCTTCAGGGCGTGCGTAAAAAAGAGTTCCTCAGCTACCCGGTGGACTTCACCCAGGTAATGCCGAAGGCCGAGGGCAACTCGCAGATATGCGCCCTGTTGGCCAACCTGAGAATGGGCGCGTATCTCGGCACTCGCGGCGGTCTCGAGTTCGCCACGAGCGACCAGAGGTACTTTGATCAGGGCCTGATCGCCGTTCGCGGCCGCGACAGATGCGCGATCAACGTCCACGGCGTAGGCGATACGACCAACGCCGGGCCGATCTGCGGCCTGATAACCGCCGCCAGCTAAGCGGCGACATCATTCCTGCGAAAGCGGGAATCCGGAAATAAGAAACGGCTAACCATGATTTAATCGTAGATTGAAAGGCCATTACAATGGACGCAAGAGCGATTTTGAAGGCACTGAAGTTCGGCAACATGATCTATCCCGAGCTCAAGGACAACGGCGCCTTCACCAACAACACGTACTTCGACACCCAGGGCCTCTCGGCCCTGCTGGTGCTCTTTCAGATAGGCGCGATCGACATCGGCTTCGGCTCTAACGCCGACGATGAGGTCCCGAAGCTCGAAGAGTGCGACACAACCGGCGGGACCTACACCGCCGTAACCGACGCCGCCCTCTCGGCCTGCCCGGGCGCTTCCGACGACGGCAAGCTTTACGGCATCTTCGTCGACCTGAGCAAGACGCATAAGCGTTACATCCAGATCGACGACCCGACCGCCGGCGACGGCACGGCCGGGGTTGCCGCATCGGCCATCGGGATCGGCTTCCCGTCCGATCAGATGCCGCACAACGCCGCAGGCATGGGCCTGACAGAGCTGATAGAGGCGTAACAGGAAGTGTGAAGCGTGAATAGTGAAGCGTGAAGCGTTGGGATCTTATCTGCCTCTAAGGCAGCGCTTCACGCTTCACGAGATACGAAATACGGAGTTGAATATGTGGATCTTAATGAAAAAGACCGTATCCGGCCCTACCGGCTGTTACCCGAAGGACCTACGTTTCGACCTGCCCGAGCAGACAATCGAGCAGTTCGACGAGGCCTCTTACGAAAAGTCCTGCGCCCCCTGGGACGACAAAGTCGATCAGGAAAAGGTCCGTCTCGCCGAGCGTCGCGCCTGTTACGAGCGGGCCGTCGCCCGCTGCGAGCTGCTCAGCACCGAACTCGACCGGCTCCAGACCAACGAGCAGGCCCTGCGCAAGAAGGCCAAAGCCGCCGGGAAGGTCTTCAACCAGGCGAGGGTCTCGGCCGAGGCGGCCGAGAAGAATGCCGCCGACAAGAAGGCCGGTAGCAAGGCTGCAAAGAAGGCCGCCGCCTTTCGACGCCATGCCGAGCGGCTGGACGCCCTCTACAAAATCGCCATGGCCGAGGCCACTATCGCGGCGGTGAATCTACAATTGAAGCAGCAGGAGCTCGAAGATGCAACGACAGAAGCAGACTCAATCGCAGCCGAGCTCGGTATCGCAGGGCCGACCGTCTTTGCCCGGCCGGACGAAGGACCGGCAGACGAGTCCGCAGCCGAAGCAGATGACCAGCCCGAAGGACCGGCAGTTCCGCCCGCAGAGCAGTAGCGAGTACGTAACGAAGTGCATGCCTCGCGGCACATAAGATCAACGCAGTGCCTTTAGGCACGCGGACGTCGCCACAGACAATGTGAGCTATTGAGGTCAACATCATGGCATTAATAATCGGTGAGATAACCAGGACGTTTTCGTCCGGCGACAAGCTCGTGTGCACAGTGACCGTGCCTATCGTCCAGGACACAACTGACGAAGTCGTCCATACGATCAGACACAGCGAGCCCTATATCGAGGGCGAGGCGGCGGAGATCACGGTCAAACGGTTCGCCAGGGAAGTGCAGGCTAAAATTAACAACTGGCTCACAGAACGGCGACTTGGCGAGACGAACGTCCAGCGGGACGCCTTCATCCCAATCCTGAAGACTCAGCTCAGACTGGAGGCCAAATGACATGGCGGATATTAAGACCAAGTACGGTAGTAGCAATCAGTCGATCACGATCACGCTGGACTCGCTGGCAGACGACGGTAAGCGGGCTTCGGCGGCGGTGGACAATAGCACTGACTGTTTTCTTGATGCAATCGTACAGTTGAAGATCAACAATACCGAGGGCGTCCCGGCCGGCGATGCGAACCTGTTAGTGTATGCCTACGGCACGGCCGACGGAGGGACTACGTATAGTGGTGGCGCGACGGGCTCCGATGCCGCCTATGGCGGAGTAGCTGGCCAGGTGATCGAGAACTGTCCGATGCTCGGCATTATCCACGCCGATGCCGACGACGAGGTCTTCGAGTCTCATGCAATGAGTGTCGCCCGCGCATTCGGCGGCGTCCTACCCGACCACTGGGGCATAATCATAGTGAATCAATTGGGTGTAGCGCTGTCCGCCAGCGGCCACAGCGCGTTTTATCAGGGGATATATGCACAATCGAGCTAACCAGATGCGAGATACGCTTCACGCTTCACGAGATACGATTACATGATTCTGCCCGTAACCAATTCGATAGTCAAGCCACCTTTAGGCTCCGTCATCACACCTGACTTCGTCGGCTATAAAAATCTCGTCGGCTACTGGTTGATGAACGAGGGGGCAGGGAACAAGGTCTATGATTTGAGCGGGAATGGCCATACGGGCACGCGAGGCGGTACGGGGACAATTTGGGTTTCTGGTAAGTTTGGTCCGGCACAAAAATTTAATGGAACTGCTGATTATGTAACTGTTCCCTTTTGGATTGATGATGGTTCTGGTGATATGTCGGCAATAACTTGGCTAAAGACTACATCATCAAGTTTCGGTTATTTGTGTGCTGCATACGATGGGACAAATTATGTATATTTCGGTCGATTAAATGCTAGTGCTGTGGGGCAATTTGATTTTATGGTCTATATTGGTGGTGTATTCTGTGGGGCCCAGTATATATCAAGTTTGTGGCGAGATGGTAATTGGCATCAGATTGTCATGACCAAACAGCAAGGTACTCCACGTATCTACGTGGATGGTCTTTTGCGAGTGACCGGAACACAAGCAAGCCAACCAGCCATAGCCGTGCAATGTGATTTTGATATAGGCGCTCGCAATTGGGTCGGGTCGCATGGTGCGTTTATGGCGGGTGAAATAAGTAGCTTCTCACTATATAATCGCGCCCTCTCTGCCTCGGAGATAGCGGAGCTTTACATCAATCCGTTCCGTGCGATAGCTGAGCGGCGTGCACGCTACGACTTATGTCATGTAACCGCCGGTATGCCGTCGGTGAAGCCCGCGTGGTACTATCAACAACTTATGGCGGAGGCCGGATAATGCCAGCTATCTGGATGGATGTCGATACAGCATTGGCCGAGGTCCCCGTGAACATCGTCCCGCTGATTGACGATACGGACTTTAAGAGCCGAGAGGAGTCTGTCGTCTACAACCAGGCCGGACTCGATTTGGTCTGGAACTTCGTCACGACCGCCGGCGCCTTCACGCAGACGGCCGTCACCCCGACCGATACGGGCGGGGATTATGACTGGGTGAATCAGGGCAACGGCATTTACACTATTGAGATCCCGGCCAGCGAGGGGGCGTCTATCAACAATGACACGGAGGGTTTTGGCTGGTTCACCGGCGTAGCCACGGGTATCCTGCCCTGGTCCGGCCCGGTCATCGGCTTTCGCGCGGCGGGCCTGAATAACGCCCTTATTGATTCGGCATACAGCGCCGCTCGCGGCCTGGCAGGCACGGCCCTGCCCGCCGCCGCCGCCGATGCAGCAGGCGGCCTGCCGATCTCCGATGCTGGACGCCATGAATACGGCCGTCTCGGACATCACCAAGAATCTCGGTCTGGCCTACTGCACCGTCGAGTCCGGCTCCACCTCCACGGTCATCCAGATCGGCTCTATGGTGCCGACCTATCGCGATGCAGCCGCTGCGGCGAACGCCTTTGTCAACGGTATAATGTTCTTCAGGGACGGTGCAAACGCCGGCGAGTGCCGGCGGATCTCCGCCTTCGTAGGCGAGGGCAGCGGGCACTGGAATATAACCGTCGATTCCGCCTTCACCGCCGCCCCCTCGCTCGATGATCACTGTGTAATAATGCCGTTCGCCGCCGGAAGCCAGCTCAATACGATCGCCGGTGACGTGGCGAATATCGACGGTGAACCGATGCGAGGCACGGACAGCGCCGCTTTGGCCGGCGTATGCACCGAGACCCGGCTCGCTCGCCTCGACGCCGACGTCTCCTCTCGCAGCTCGCACACGGCGGCCCAGGCCGGCACGGACGCCGCCGGCAAGGTGCTCGCCACCCCGGCCCAGAAGCTGGCCACGGATGGCGACGGCAAGGTCACCGTGGCGAACACCGACGACTGCAAGGCCACCGGCTTTAGCACCCATTCCGCCGCCGACGTATGGTCCGTCGCCACGCGGACGCTGACCAGCTTCGGCACGCTGGCCCAGGATATATGGGACAAGCTGACCTCGGCCCTGACGACCGTCGGCAGTATCGGCAAGCTGCTCGTCGATAATATCGATGCGACGATCTCCTCTCGCAGCTCTCATTCAGCCGCCGACGCCGGCACGGACGCCGCCTCCAAGGTCCTCGCCACGCCCACGCAGAAGCTGGCAACAGACACCGACGGCAAGGTCACCGTCGAGAACGCCGACGACTGCAAGGCCGACGTCTCCGCCCTGGCCACCGAGTCCGGCGGCAACATCGCGGCGATCAAGGCCAAGACCGACACTCTCCCCGCCGACCCGGCATCCGAGACAAACGTCGACGCCAACGAGACCAAGCTCGATACCATCGCCGGCTATCTCGATACGGAGATCGCGGCC